TCTATAAGAAATCGTCTATTTTATGTTTAATTATATCTACGTGGTTAGAGAAAGTCTCATTGACCAAATTTGGCTTAGAAGACAATTCATGATTTACATCAATTTTAACTCCTAAGGTTTTATTCATTTCTTTCCTCAGTTCCTCATCCCTCATCAGTATCTTTCCTATCTTTATAGTATTAGTAAATCCTCTTCTTGTAAGAAAAGCACCAATAGAAGCCTTATGTTCTGTAGTAAATAGACTGTATTTACCATTAACAAATAATTTTCTAGCATCTTCCATATTTCTAGTAAGCTTAAACTTATAGAGCACATACTTTCCGTAGTCTTCATGACCTTTGAAGAGTACGTGCTTCATTAGCTTGCCCTCGAATAAGGCAAATTCGGGTTTACCACTCCATTCGTATAGAACACAGAATATTTCATCCCCATCTTCAAAAGATAGGTATGTATTCCTTAATAAATATAGGAATTTAAAATGTATCTGCAAATCGACATAAGGTAACATATATGTCGATGACTTGTTCAATTTGATGTCAACCATTGTTTTTGTCATTGTATTAGATTATCCATTATTGTTCTACCTTTCTTCAAATGTACATCACTAACGTAATCACAGAATCCATTGTCAACACAATCATAGTAATCTTCAATCAATTCATAGATACCTCTATGCTCATTTCCATATCTATCTGTAAAGCCATTTAAAGCTGCTTGATGCAGTGTTTCTGGCATTTCAAATATCATTGGTTTCTGTACATTCATTTTGGACAGATATACAAACTCAAATGGATTCACCGTGTATCCGGTCAAATCAAAGTCAGTATCAACTATATTCTTCAGAGCCTCTCTGTAGAGCCCTCCTTGAATATAATATCTATGACCTAACATAATCTGCGGAAAATGAATTGCAGCCTCTTCACCAGTCTTTAGATCAACTGGAATAATGACTTTGGCATTGTGATTTACAATAAGGCAATCTAGCATTCCTTTCACTCTCCTATTGTTAACCTTGGTATCAAACTTAAATTGATAATAAATCTTAACCCCTGGAGTTTTGTGATTGAAATATTTCCCGGTAAATGCATGAAATTGCAATGTCTTTGCAGCTTCATTAGCTAACGCCCACATCTCAGGTTTAATAAGAACTTTACCTCTTGACTCTAATCTGTCTTTAAAGTATTCTTGGCCAGTCATCACTGCGTCCATTAATTTCTCTTCAGAATAAGCTTTATATATTTTAAGAGCTGAGGCAGCAGCAATTACTTGTCCTTTGTAATCTTTTAAGTTAGTTGTTACTTTAGCCACTCTTCTCCTGCCTAATGCAGATTCAGTTACTTGAGACTCTCCAGGTTTAGCTGTTGTATTATTTAAAATAATATCACAGATATCCTTTACATTCTTAGTTGGTAGCTTGGGTGACGCGCCTTGATAATATATGTCATTCACTTTATGCGGTTCAAAGCATAAGTGATCAACTAGACTACCAAATTTTAAGTTAAGGGACATCTTCTCTCCTTTAACTACATCTACACCTTGTTTTGAAATTGAAGCGAGCATACTGTACGAAGGGATTTCTAAATCCCTATATACTTGCTCACTAATGTTTAAATTGTGGTCTTCTATCATTAAAATACTTTTAAATATACTCCGGGATTTTCTTTATCCACAGAATACCATTCATGATCTCTAATTTTACCCTCAATTGGGAGTCTCCCATCGATTGTCATCGGAATAGGAAATACAAACTCTACATTATCGTCTTCTATGAAGTTATGGGCTGTCAGTAAATCCTGTATGATCTCTACGCTGTTGCTGAAATCAAATTTTCTTTTGCTGTTTCTGACTTGGTGGTATCCAATGAATATTGGCTTACCTTTACCTGCTAACATGCTTGCAAAATGAGCACGATGCATTTCAAATATATTAGGTCTGCTTGGGTCAACATATCCTTTCACTTCTTGTTTCCGGGAATTGAATTTTTGAATTCCTAAAGTCCTTATATATTTGTTTACTGTTGGTGACATGAAGATTCCTCTACTTGTCTTAACCTTACTGTTTTTTAATGAAGGGACATTGCCGGGTATAAATATTGTATCTGGCAATTTACCTCCTTCTTTTCTTTCTAACATTGCTTTCCTTTTTGGTATAACCAAAAATAAGAAAAAATTCCCGGAATAACAAAATCCCGGGAACTTATACTTATTAACAATACTCCAATTTACTGTTATTGCCATTGTATGATACACATTGTTTCATACCTCTGTAAGTTTTAAACTCACAATTGCTATCAAATGTAGTACCTCCAATACCAATCCAGAAGGCTTGTTTTGAATAATTATTAACAGAATCATAACCATCTGTGATAACAACAGAATTGTTACCAGTTTTGGCTATGCTACTCACAACTAAATCAAAATCAGTTCCGCCTGACTTACTAAAAGAAAGGATAGTTAGTTCGTTGATGTCTTTGATCTGATAAAGAGATGTATCGAAAAAATACAAATTCTCTACCATACCAAGCCTGAACAGAACCATGGCGATACCTTTTGCCAAATCAATCATTCTTAAGGATGTTCCCTCAAAAGTTGCATGACTTGTCATTGATCCTGAGCAATCAAGATATAAATCAATTTTGCCTTTGTAAATTCTAGTTGCATTACCTGCACTAAAAAGCTCAGCATTCCTAAATATAGGATGTAAGAACTCTAAACCAAATACATCATCAAAATCTTCAGATTCAAATAGACTCTCTTCAACAGTTTTATATTTCTGTGAGAAGTAGTTCTGAGATTCATTAAGAATCTTCATTAGTACTTTCTGCACGCTTTCTTTGTTGATTGTAACTCTATTCAAAGCATCTTTTAAAACCTCAATCTTCTCTAAGAAGTCTGGATCACTAAATGAGAGTTCCTTCAGGGCCTCTTCACCTAGCTTCTCTTTAAGATCCTCCATCTTCTTCTCTGCATTCTTCAATGCTTTTTCAAGATCTTTTTCACTTTGTTTACTGTCGAGAATGTTATCAATCATGTCTTCATAAGATTGTCTGTCCTGACCTGTCATAGTCTTATCAGCTTCCTTACCGTGACCTAATTGCTCACCATCCTCTTCTCCGTCTCCGTCATCTTCTCCTTTCCCGGCTGTGGGATCCCCATCACCAGGCATAGGCTGATCAAACGCGCTCTCTCCATCACCAGGGCCATTACCATTCTTCTCCTGCTCATCTCTAAGCTCCCTTTCTATCTTTTGCAAGTATAGTGAAAGCTCTCTGGTAAGCATCTCTGTAAACAGAGGAGAATCAGTGGTAACAATCTTGGTTAAAGAATTATACACCTTATCAAGAACCTTATGTTTGATGCCATTATGCTCATCATGCGGACGTCTTTTAACATCCTCATTAACATACATACTGTAAACATCTTCTATAAGACTCTGAGGCACTGTACATTCCTCTTGAGTGGTGTCTTTCACATGATCTCTAATCTTACTAAGTCTGTACTCTTCTCTCTTAGTAACACCAGGTATAATAACATGTGAATCCTTCCTGAATCCAAAGGCGCCTTCCTCTGCATTCTTATACTTTCCGTATGGATCAAATGAAGGGGCTTTATAGGCCCCTTTACCTGATTTTCTCTTGAAAAGATCCATTAAGAGAAGGCTTCTAAAGCTTCTTCAGCTTGTTCTTCTTCTACTTTAAGGAATGGAAGTTTATCCTCCTGAGAATTAATGGCGTTCTTAATGTCAACCATATCATCTTCAGTCAATTTATTCTGAGATCTAAGACTATTGAACAGCCCTTCAATCTTATCGTACTGCTTATTATACTCTTCATTGTTAACTGACTGGCCAAGAACATCAATTGTATCAAGCAATTCCCTGAATTCTTTAGGAACTAACACTTTTGATACTTGAACTGCCTTCTCCTTACCAACTAACAATTCTACAGTCTTAACGATAGCTCTCTGCTCACTCATACTCCAAACAATCATAACATTCTTGATTAATCTAGGTAAGAAAGTTAAAGATCTATCAGATAAGTCAGTGTAAATGATATCAATTGCTTTCTTAAGCTTAATTGGATCTATCTTTACATTGGCTACATCTGCAGGCGTAGGAACATCTATGTCATGAGTTTGAGTGAAATCTTTTCCTCCTGCATTATAATAAGACAGGATGTCAGTTTGATTCAATCTCTCAACATTGAACGTTACCAAGAATCTATCCCAGAATGGAGAATCCTTCTCATCATCCGGAATAGAATTACAAGTAGCCACGAAGTTAGTCCACATACACGGGACTTTCTCATTACCATTGAACAATATTCTCTCATTCATAACGCCCAATAAGCTATTTCTTAATGAGGCTGACGCTTTGTCAATTTCATTAATAATAACAATCTTAGCAGATGTTATAGGCGAGATCACCTTGTATTTCTGATTTAGAGTTAACTCCTCTAAATCAATATTTCCTTTGATGGCATTACTTCTAGTGCCTTCATCAGTTTCTAATAAGAACAAATCATCATCATTGATGTGTCCACTTGGTAGCGAGGCCTTGGCATAGTCTATAACTGCCTGGGTCTTAGCTACTCCTGGTACTCCTATTAATAAAATAGGGGTGTTCATAGCTTCTCCTAACGCCATTACGCGGAAAGTTTCAAGCTTCTTCATTAAATTCGTGTTAATACTTCTTTTGTTTGCCATTACGATCAAATTTGTGTTAATAATTCTTTAATTAATTTCTTTGTTTTTACTTCTCCTTTAAGATCCCTGAAATCAGATATGTCTTTTATCTTATAATTGTCAGGTATCTCTATTTGACGTAAACTAAACATGTCAGCTAGCTTTTTGCCAGCCTCTCTGCCCCAGTTTGTGTCTTTATCTTGATCATTATCATACAGTATGTAGATATTCTCAAATCTACCCATTAGCTCCATCATTACATTTTGCTTAGGGTTCACTTTTTCACTCTGCAATGCGCAGGATGTCAGCAGGTGAGATGGAAATAATGATTTAATAACCATTGCATCCTTTCTACTGCTTGTAATAATCAGATTCTTTCCAGAATCAGGTAATTGTGCCCATAATTCCCAAGTAGAATAGTCATTGTTATTGATCCATTTCTTCTCCGGGTCTTTTGTGAGCGGTTGATAAATTTTAAATGTTTGTAATCCATCTTTTTCTTCTACGAATGCATAGGCTACATCTTCTGCCACTTTGCAATATCCGTTTACGAAGTAATGAGATATGGGAAATACTCCACAATATTCTAATTGCTTTATTGTAAATCCATACTTACCTCTCCAATATGCCGCATCCTTTTTACTCCAAGGCCGGACTTTAACTCTAATTCTTAATCTTTCTTTACGTACTTTCCCTCTATTAGAAGGAACAACATAAGATTGTCTAGCTGTTTGTGGAGATTTAGTTTCAAATTGATCTAACATAAAGTCTGCAGCTATTCTATTGAACACGTCAGTAATGCTAGTAAATTGAAACAACCTCATCAAAAATACAAATACATCTCCAGTCTGTCCTGTAGCAAAGTCTTTAAACATCATTTTACCATGTAGGTCAGAATGAAATAGACTAAATGAAGGAGTCTTATCCTCTCTTAGCGGGCTTGATATTGGTTTCTTTGGAATGCCACCTAAGTAGTATTCAAATATCTCCACATCAGTAAGGACATTCAAGATATCATTTTGATTTGCCAATTTCTTGTAATCATGATTCTTAAAACTCATACATTTTTAATTTTAATGAAAAAAAAGAGAGGGCATAACACCCTCTCCTCTCCTAAAATAACAAACACAAATTAATCTACATATCCAACCAATTGTCATCTTCTTTAGTTACAGCCTCTTGAGCGGCATTTGCACCTGCGGTGTCAAATACATCAGCTTCTGCAGCCAAATCCATTGTCAATTGTGAAGGATTAACAGAAAATTCTCTTAATTCTAAATCATCTGGGCCAAATTCAACATTTCCAAAGGCACCTGCAGCTTTAGCTTCAAGGATATCTTTCAATAACCACTTGAACTTATTAGCTTTAGTGCTATGTAGTGTGTACTGGCGAAGTGTAGTTCTATTGAAGATAGTCTGGACGAATCCACCATCTTGCTTAGTTTTAACTCCTAAAGCAACACCAACTTTGTTGTTAGTTGAATCAATGATACCCTTAAGAAGACTTACATCTCCTTTAAAGATATTCTCCCAGTTAGCTTTATCAATTCGAGCATGTGCGTCAGAAACATCTTCTAACTTGCTCAAGTCAAATGGAAGGTTCAACAGATTAGACAAGAAAGAGATCAACTCTTCTTCTCCTCTGTAAGCTACCTTCACACCTGAAGTTTGATACCACTTCATATTGTCAGGAACAGTACCAGATGCAATTGCCTCTTTCTCTAACCATGTGGTTTTTCCGAAATCATTAATTACCTTGAACTTTCCTGTTTGTGACTTGTGATGAGTCTTACCAATGTAAAATTGGGCTTTTGTTGTGATACTATCATCCTCGTTAGAAAGATAGAAATCTAATCTAACCTGGTCAACAGTTCTGTCACCATCTCCATCACTTACTTCTGTAGTATTGATATACTCAGGTGTGAAATTTAATTCACGACCATAAAGTGCCTCAAGTTCCTCCTTTGTAGGATTAACTGCTACTACTTTGAAGTTCTCAACTCCAGTCCACAACTTTCTTTGTGGGCCATCAGTTACCTCTTGGGCTTTTCCAAATCCTGTACTCATAATTTATATTTAATTTTAATTAGATTAATTACTCTGCAGTTGCTCTCGTTAAGCCTGCATCTACTTGTGAATCCTGCTTGTCTTCATCCCAGTTCACACCTTCTACTTTAGGAGCTTCAGGTGTTTCAGTAATGGCTGCAAATGGATCTGTATCCAAAGGCTCATTAGCTGTTAGTTCATCAGGGCCAACGTTCAATACCTCAGCTTCAACCTCAATTGAATTTGCGATTGGAACCAACCTCATTGCTTCGATCTGATCACTATTCAAATCCTCAAGAGTAAACTCATGATTCACTTCGTCGTCCAATCCTAAGAATGTGGTAATGTCTCCAGTAATAACTGAAGAAGATACTGCTTTTCCTTTCTCTTTTGAATCATCAAAAGATACTGGATTTTTTGAAGTTTTGTAAAGGGTGAGTCCTTCTAACTCAACTATATTGTTTGCATTAGCAATCAATACAGATTTTTGATTCTCATTCACAAATGTTCCAAAGATCATTTGTTGAACTAATCCTTTTTCCAATCCAAGAGCTTCAGCAGCTTTTGCATTGAATAGAAATCTACGAGATTTGTTTGCACCACGAACACCTTCAAGTGTCACTACTGCTTGATTAGGATACTTTTGAACAGTACCATTGGCGCCATCTTCTTTTCCTAATCTCTTTGTTCCAAAAATAATTGTCATTTTGTTTTTACTTTTTAAATTAATGTATTTATTCTCCTTCTTCGTACTTGCGCATTGACTCAAGAACCTCTTTCATGTCATTAGGAATGATTGGCGCATCAAACATCCCATGAGAACTCTTAGCCATATTTGTTGTGTTGTTTGATGTCATAAAACCATATTCAACATCTTCTCCATTCTTTCTGACAACTGTCTCCAAAATAGTTACGAACATTCCCTCTGGCTTTACTACATCCTGAACCAACTTACCTCCCGGTACTCCAAATACTGTCTTGTCGACACCATTAAAAGCTTTTACCTCGGTATGAGCCATTACAACTACAGTCAAGTCATCACGTAATCCATCAATAAGCTTTAATGTCTTATAAACATTATCTCCCATCTCTGTGAACTTCGCGAATCCAACTGTCTTAGCCTTCTCCATAAACTCTCCAATCATTGCGTATGTAATTGTATCAATTACAATAGTTTTGATGTCAGGTCTATTCGTAGATACGTATCTTAACGCTCCTTGAATCTTCACCCAGTCAGTAGTTTTGAGATAGTTACATACACCAGGATTGAACTTGCCTAAAGCTTTATCAATCATAATGTAGTTCTTTCTCCATCCTCTGAATGGTGGTGCTTTTTCATCGGGACAAATGATGAAAGTTTCTTTTGGGTCAAGGTTCCTTAATGAATAAGTTTTACCTGTTCCGCTAGTCCCAGTTACTAATAATTTGTTAGCCATTCTTGTCTGATTTTACTGTTTTTACTGGATGCTTAGATGCCTCCTTTTCTTTTTCCTCCCGTTGCGCTTTGATTGCTTTTAGCAAATCTGCTGACAAGAAGAAAGCTAATTCTCTTTTAGAGAAATGATCCTCAAATCTAGCAGCAACTCCAGCCACAGGATTAACCCCTTGAGCTATCTTGAACCCGTCTCCGCCAGAAAAAAATGCATTGTGCCTTTCATTC